TACGGCTGAAGAACGCATATTTAAAAGCGTTGACTTAGATTTCTTCCGCAAAAATGTGAATGGCACTACATCTTCAAGTAACCAATTTTTAGCGGTGCCTGCGGATTACCTTGCATCTTTTAGCTTGTCGATAGTGAACTCTGGAACAAGGGAGTTTTTGCTTCAGAAGGACGTAAACTTTTTACAGGAATATAGTCCCGATACTACAGCAACAGGCGTTCCTAAGTATTATGCGTTGTTCGACTCAGACAATTTCATACTAGCTCCTACGCCTAATGCGGCGTATACGGCAGAACTACACTACTATTATCGACCAGCAAGTCTGACTAATAGTAGTTTTGTTCTTTCGTTAAGTAGCGTGAGCGGTACTTTTCAAAACGCTGAAACAATAACTGGCGGAACCAGCGGAGCCACAACCACGGTTTCCTCTGGTGGTGCGTCATCAACACTGACGGTCATCATTCCTAGCACAGACTTTTCTGTTGGTGAAACAGTAACTGGTGGCACCAGCGGCGCCACAGGCACGGTTGTGTCTACAAGTGCTGACACAACTATGACTTGGTTGAGTGAAAACGCTCCTAACGCTTTATTCTATGGCAGTTTGGTTGAGGCATACACCTTTATGAAAGGTGAGCCAGATGTGATGAAGATGTATAGTGACAGATTTTCTGAATCGCTAATTCGGTTGAAAGACTACGCAGAGGCAAGAGAAAATGCAGATGCGTACAGAGACGGATTGGTAAGAAGAGTTAGAACATGAATGTTGCCATTGTGGGGCTTGGGGGCAGCTATGCTGATTACATAGCTGCTCGAGTCGCTTCTTATGAGTTTGATGAGATATGGGGCATCAACTGCATCGGAGGCATCATTCATGTCGATAAGACCTTTATGATGGATCCGGTATCTAGGTTTCTAGATTCGGAAAACGCGGGGTCTCAGACCGGCATTGCTCGTGAATTTTTAAAAACAAATAAAAAGCCGATTATAACTTGTCAGTTGGACAAGCGCGTAAAACACCTTGAATTGTACCCGCTCAAAGAAGTAGCGACAGA